CGTTTACGGCAGTGTTAAGAGAGTCAAGCTCCTCTAAAATATTAACCTCTGTTGCATCAGACCCTGTCCATGCTCCTGCATCATGATCCTCTGTAAACTTGTAGAGATCTCCTTCATACAGAACGTATTCTCCTGCAGAGTAAGCTTTCGTCGGATCGAAGGGCTCAGCTATATTACCTTTTAGATCGTTTATAGCAGTATTAAGAGCTGTCAGAACCTCGCTCGCTGTGCTGCCTTCAGCGTCACTTGCATTAATAATGTCGTCGGTATCATATGGAACGTAATACCGCTGAGCGCTCTTATCTTTCATAGGGAAAGTCAAGAAGCGCAGTCTGATGTCAGTTTCAGCATGTTCTGACATAATAATCACCCCGCATTTTGAATTAATCTATTAAAAATTCTGACCCATCATTCGACGATATGCATCATTAACCTGAGCCTGGCTTCTCTGACCAGTAGACAGCAGATAATTAAGCATCGCATTTGGATCATTTCGTAAATTCGCCGGTATATTAAATTTTCGAGATAGTGCAAACCCGATCGGATCAGCTTTAAACTCCTGCAAGGTCTGCATGAAGTTCACGCCTTCATGCTGAGACTGTGATCTACCGCTAATTGCAGAATAAAATGGATTAGCCATCTTCCTCTACCTCTAGTTTCTTAGAACTGGCACTACGTTTCTTGCCAGCAATTCCATACATATCGTTTTTCATAACTTCAAGCTCAGATTTAAAAGAACCAACACTCTCGCCAAGCTCTTTTATCATACTAACTAATGCACTTATATCATCTTTACTCGCAAATGGAGTAGCTCCTGCTTCACTTGCTGGTTCTACTCTTTCCACTAAATCAAAGATTTTGAGACTCGGCTTACCGGAAGCATCTGCCTGTTTAAGATACACGACAGGTTCTGTCTCGCTCCATAATGCAACTGCAGTGTTTGGAGCTACGGGGAACATCTTTGCCTCATCGTCTCCGCCCTTAATCCAAATGATACTAGACTGAGTCTGATTAGTAGGAAATGCATTTGTCTGCTGAATCTGCTGCATAGGATAGTTTGCCATAGTCGCATTTGGAATCGGGGCATAGTAGCTAGTGTTACCTACTAAATACGGATTTTGGTAACCGCCCCATACGTTATACAACGCCATTAGTTTTTTCCTTTCTTGACCAATAATATATTGGCACTTTCATTTCCGAATTCCAAGAATCATACAGTATTCCATTCTCTACAGTTGCTACATGACCATCAGATTTAATAACATAAGTTCCAATTGGATTATCTCTGCAAAAATCCGCAACTGTGTAACAATCCGGACAGGTATTAGGTAATATTTCTCTTTTAAAACCTTCGGCTCTCAATATGCTACCCCATACTATGTCTGCATTTGGTATATCGCCCATAAGAAAGCCGGCGGCACTTAACCTGCTATAAGCTTGTTCCCAAGTCAGATCAAGTGCCTTTGCTATAGCTCTAACGGCACAATCGCCTGTAACTCCATCTGTATTTACTGGATTCGGATTATAATAAATCCACGCCATCTTTATCCTTCAGTTATTAGTTCGTTATGGAGTCTGATAACAGCTGCTTCAATAAACTCGTCTACTGTTTCATCTACCGTTACGCCATTCTTTTCAAGAAGTTCCTTGACATGCTGCTTTTTCCATGCCCCATCATAGCCTTCTCGATTAGCAATCTGCTCAGCTGCCGCCACAAAAATATCAATTGTGTCAACAATTTTAGCGAGTTTCTCGTTACCGTATTTCTGCTTCAGCCACGGAACTAAATAAATTCCAATGACAGCAAAAATAACTTCGAGAATTCCAAGAACAATCTTTGTAATATCGACTGTCATAATTTACACTCCTTTATCATTTGCGAGCATTTATCGTAGTCTGCGTCGCATTATTTAACTGCGGAGAATTAAAAAAAGCCTGAGAGATCTGAACCACATGCTGGTTGTCGATCTTCTCAGACTCAACTAGGTCAAATATAAATTTTTCACCGTATTCGTACACGTTATTAGTGCGGGTTTTCCAATAATACATAGCTGTAGCAGCGGCGAGTTCAGCAGCAGTTGATGGAATCAGAATCGCAAGAAGTGTTGTTTCAAAATAACCATTCTTCTTGAAATTTAGAACCATCATTACTGCTGAGAAAACTATCACCAAAAGGTTTGTCAGCCACACAAGCCAGAATATGATCTTAGAAAACTCACGTCTGTTTCCATTATCCAACGTAGATCGCCTGCTCCCATTCTTCCTGATCGACTACTCCGTCAGGGATAAGCCCAACTCTCTGTTGGAACTGGATTGTGGCGTTGGTGGTCATAGAGCCAAATTCGCCGTCTGCTCCTGCAATGCCTAGGTCATAACCCCAAGCAAGAAGGAGATTCTGCCATGCTTTAACCTCAGGAATCGGATGATTAATTCCATCCCCATTTTGAAGATGAATGTAGTGTCGATCTTCAGGAAGGGTTAAAGTAGGTTCTGCAATTAGCTCGGATTCGTCAACTGTCGGAATATTCTCCGGATAATCGCTGTCGCTCATCTGTTCGACTAGACTCCAATCAGGTCTGCCATATCCTGCAATCTGGTTGGAGATCTTGTAGTTGTAGTAGGTTCTGCCAACAGCGTCACCGAAATTGCCTTCAACACAAGTAATCTGATCACCGTTAACAGCTACGACAATACCAATATGGTTGATCTCGCCACCATAGTAGAAGAAAGCATTATCGCCTACTTCTGGTGTATTAAACCAGTGACCATTCTGCTTATACAGATCTGCCTGGGCCCTACAAAGTGCCGTTCCTCCATTTGTCTGGAACGTCATCGCGACGCCGAGCTTAAAGCCGAAGTTATGGATGTAGGCATAATCTGTAAAGACATTGCACCAAGCTACATTACTTGCATCCCAACCATAAAGCTGTACATCCCAATCCCCATCAGCTCCATACTTGTTGCTGCCATCCCAGGATTCGTGATAACCGACCTGAGAATTGCACCAGTTAATCAGTTTCTGTTTCGCTTCTGCTATTTTCATAAAGAATCTCACCTACTATTTGTCCGTCTAATGGTCCGCCAGTAAATACCATTCCACAATCTCTACAATAGCCAGGATCATGCTTGCCTCTTGACTTGTACGCTTTACCGCAATACCTACAAGTAAGAGTTTCAGCATATGGCCAACTAATTCTAAGGTCCCTATCATTCGCTAACATACGTGTCTTTTCCTTTATGTCGTTTTTAGTATCCTAATAAATACTACAATGTAACTTGATTCTTTTGCTGCTAAAGGGATGATTTTACCAGTTGAATCAACAGCAAATGTATCTGAAGCATTTTCACCTGTCGACGATCTTAAACGGTACGTTACTGCTTGAGACGGATTGTCTAATGCATATTCTTTTAAAACACTATAACTAATGTTTCTTTGAAACTTGCCTCCATTATTTGCGCTTCGAGCTAGTTTCTTATAATACTCTATAGCAGTATTCTCTGGCTTGAGTTCTTCACTGTATATCTGACTAAGTGAAGGAATGTAGGCATTCATGGACGCTTGTTTCGAAGTATCAAATTGTTTTAAAGTTCCAGAAACATACGCAAATGCATCATATGTTGTAACGCTCGTCAGTCCAATAACACTTTTTAGTTCATCAGATAAGCCATTAAGGAAGCCACTATTTTGAAAATGCCCGCTCTCATTTGGTCGTGAAAACGATGTGCGTGAATTTGTTCGTCCTGCGGGTTGCAACCAGTTATACAGCAAACTATTAGACCAACTACTAGATCCATTAACTATTGCATCGATACAGTTAACTAATGATGAGCTCGGATTTCTAGCATGCGGATACGATGTTCCGAGAATAGTTGCGGTAGGATTATACGTAGTAGTATAAGAACTGGATTTAGTTACTTTCGGATTAAAGTTGTTATAAGTCGTCGTATCTGTTAATATCGTGAATCTAACATACGCCGCTCCTTCGGGTATACTCACCGAATAATAGTTATCCGAATATCCAGTAGTGTAGCTGGGACCACCGGAAAAATTAGAAAATCCGCTAATATACTCCTGAGAAGAATTATAGAACGCAGCGCCATATGAAGCGGACCACCCTTGCGTTTTAAGATACGTTTTTCTATAATACAAAGTATCGCTACCAGATGGGATTGCTATAAAATTCGATATAGACAAATTTCCTTTATTGTGCAGGTCTTCGCATACGGTCCCTCGTGCCTTATCTATATAGCTTTCATCTTGAGCCGTAGACCACGACAGCACCGTTTCCACAAGAGTTATATGCTTATTGTTGCTCGTTGTCATAGTCTGTTTAGCAGAAGTACCGTTCTTGGCATAAATACTAACCGTTGCAGAATTCGTAGGATCGTCATTAATACTATTTAGACTGTCAAAACATATTTGGTCGTTAGCTGCCATAGAAGCTTGTGTTGCAAAGTAAACTGACTTTTTTTCTTCCCAACCGCCATAATCTTCTCCTATAGATATACTATATGAACCGGAAGATTTTGCGGCATTGGTGTAATATGCTGCCTGAGGAGGATCATACTCGATACCATTAGTAGGAATCGCATACTTGCTCTTCAAGATCATATTACCTGAATCTTCGTACTCAGCAATCACCCACGGCATGCTATACGAATTTGTTCCGTCGCTCCACTCATCTATGTTGATTGTCGAACCAACTTTTTTATAATCTTGTATAGTCCCGTCATTAACAACTTCTTGAATACGAGACCAGGTCATCCCTGCTTCCCAAAGTAAAGAAGAAATTTCAGTGGGCTCTATAAGATGAGGATCTGTTCCGCTAGAGCCAAATAACGCGTCTTCTATAAGATGCATCTGTTCAGGCGTCATGTCCCTTGAATCAATAGTCATGATCGATGTTGGCTGAAGGTCATCTTCGGTTTCAACTGGAGTAGTAGTTACATCCCATGAAAACGTTTGTGTATCAGAAGACTCATTAAGTGTAGAATACGTTACATCGCTAGGATTAGCAAAACATCCATACACTACATGAATTTTGTAAGCATAATCAGTCCCGGACACATCGTTACAAACTAAAGACTTGTAGCAGAAACCAAATTTCTTTCTTTTCTGCAGACCAAGTTTTATACCATGAGATAGCCCGAGCTTACCTTCACATTGCTCGAATTCGCGTGGGTATGTATATGCCTGGATCGTAAGTGATAGGTCTTCATAGGTGTAAAATGTATCGTACCTTGATTCCGTTGCGTACACTTTAACGTGACTATCGCTAGTATACTTTTCAGAAACAGATACTAAGCCGTTCCAAGCTACGCCATTTTGATAAGTTCCATCCTCATTTTGAATGTAGAGAACGCCATTAGATACACCGGTTTCATACAATCGATCGCCGGTTTCATCCCAAACTAATCTAGACATAAATGGAGCTCTCCTTTCAATAATAAATTATAACGCAACCTTGTGCGCCGGCCCCGCCAGCTCCACCGTTTCCGCCATATGCTACATATGTCTGCGGTGTTTCATTTACTTCGATATTAACAGTTGCAGTTCCGCCAGAACTTGTAACAGTATACTGTGAGCCAGCTGTAGTTACAGCTCCCATACCGCCACCGCCACCGCCGCCATTACCAGCATCGCCTCCGCATCCGTAAATGGTAGCAGCAGGTTTATCTAACGCCGAAAAGCCTTTTCCGCCTCTACCGGCTTTAACAACATAGTGAATAGTCGCAGAGCCCTCCGAATCATTGGTATAACCTGTATAAGTAACTTCGCCAGCTCCTCCAGAATATGCATCCTCTCCATCTGGTCCTTGCTCAGTGGGGTATTGAAATCTTACATCTTGTGTAGGACCACCACCGCCGCCACCACATGCGTCGACGTAATAAATAATTTCTCCTCCAGCATTTCCATTGCCAACTGGAGACTGAGCTGCAGATCCGCCAAATCCCCGATGATAACAAAGATTATGGTCATCGTCTTGGCCCCATATAGCTCCAGTTACAACTTCTGGTGGTTTCTCACCTGGATCTTTTCCCCACATAAGATCATATGTGTTATACTTCATCCCTGACGGATAAAGTACTTCTCCATCCTCGCCACCTTCGTTGCTCATAATATTCGAAGTGTCAATCGAACCGCCATTTCCTCCAGATCCGCCATCAAGACCGTCTTTACCAGGAAGAGCGTAAATGGTATTACTTATTAAAGATTCACAAAAGCCACCGTCAGAAGCAGCACCAGTATATGAAGTATAGATTCCGAACTGCGTTTCTTCTCCGGATAAACCAGGGTTCCAGCTCTCAGGATTAGTGCAAGTGGCTCCTCCGGCTCCGCCAAGGCCGCATTTATAGCTATAAGATTCAGCAGGACTTAATATCTCAACTTGGTAAATTCTGCCAGATTTGCCAGCAACGCCGCCTTTTCCTCCTTTTCCTCCACTTGTCGAATCAGGAGTTTCACCTGCTATACCGCTGCTACCACCGGAGCCAGCTCCAATTAATATAACTCGCATGCTTTTAACGCCTTCTGGAACAGCCCAGACAGCGTCGGTTGTGCTAGTTAATATGACACAATTATCGTAGTTATTACCGGTTGGCCCTCCAGAATAGTGTGAAATAAACTCACAGTGCGCTTTTATAAATGAAGAGGCAGTTTTCTCAATTCTTGAAAGAAAACCGTCGGCATATTCTATAAAAGCGTCAGTGAATCTATAGCGTTTGCCGCACAGCTCACTGTTATAACGAATATCAGCTGATACCTTCAACCTGCTAGAATAGTATTCTGTCAGACGCTCAGCAATATTAGCGGAATTCGCTATGCTAACAAGTGTGACATCAGAAACACTTATCTCATAATCTTTTGCTGTAGGATTACAGTTTCTAACAACATTAAATGTTCTGTGCGTATACGGAATACCTTTAAGTACACCTCTGCCTGAAACAACCGCATAATTTAAATCAGCAGATATGATTCTTAATCCTTCCTCAGCTTCAATAGAAGGAACATAAATAGGTGCATTATCGAACGCCACTAGATACTCAGTTACGTAGTATCCATTACTGTTATTGAATAGTTCAACCTCAGACGTGCCAGGTAAGTAGTAATATGCATGCTCTGTAACATCTATTTTTGTCGCAAGCTGAAGCAGGTCTTCGCTTCCTTCATTGTATATATCGTTACTATTAATATACGTATATGAATCGGTATTAAACGTCGTAAAAACAGGATCTTTATTATTGTCAAGTATTATATGAACATTCTGAGCAAATAATAACTGGCGTAAATTATTTCTTGCAGTATCTAATGGCAGCCAGCCATATATCTTCGAGTCAGCTATAGCCGGATCAACGGTGTATATAAAAGACGAGCCGATGATGGTCGATAGAATATAGCTAAAGGTTTGCCCTGTATATAGTCCACCAATGTGCGCTTTTGTATCAAGCAAACCAATGCCAGAAACACAGTTTATATGGTACTCTATCTTTGATTGTCTGCTGATAGTATCAAGGTAAAATTTTCCCTCAAGTTTCGTATCCACGTAATAACGGACTTCCGTGCCATATACAAGATTACGAATATCAGTACCAGTATCATGCCAATCATAGTAAATAACAGCTTCCATCGTGTCATAACTTAGTTCGCTGCCGATAATACTTACCTCTTCTACGGTATTAACAGAATTGACTTTTACCTGATCAAATCTTAAATCACCAATATAAATTGTTACATTTAAAGCGGCCATTTACTATACCTCTTTATTCGCGTCATAAATGTAAAAATTTCCATATGTTGCTGTATCAGCTAAGTAAGTAAAACGGTAGCAGGTTACATTAAGATTCGCTGGGATCGAAATATACGTTTTGGAACCGTCAGTAGCATAACCGCTATATGCATCTGGATTGCGATGCATCGTATATCCTTCTTGAGTATAGTCATAAGAATATCCGCAATAATACGCGAATACTTCTGGTCCAGACCACTTTGGTTGCGTATAGCCAATGCGATAATTACCATTAACAACTGCAAAATCGGTTAATGGCACGAAATCGGTGTGATACAAATCTGTTGAAAGTGTTACTCCGCCTTCAGCATTAATATACCCAGGACCTCCACGATACACATACGGAGACATCTCGCCAGAAGGATCCCACATAATCATTCTTCTTTGCGGTTCCATAGGAATAAAGTTAACCGACATCGCGTCCCAGCGATTATAACCAGCAAAAAATCCTTTAAACGAATCATTTGCACTAACTATCTTAGCATCAAATACTATGTTTGTTTGCCCGTATACTAAAGACACTTTATGATAATCAACGGGTTGGCCTAAAACATGAAACAAGGCATCGTATTCTAATGGATGCGCTGGATCAGCATGGATAGTCATTGTGTAGGAGTACGTCGTACCCAAAATATCGCGAATGGCACGACCAGTTATAGCCGTGCCATTATTAGGACCTTCGGTGAGTTCAAACGCTCTTTGCAAAGAATCAAATTCTACGCCGACATGGTAATATACATCATCGACAGTAAGTCCTATTACTTGGTTCATAAGAGATTCTCCCTCACTCCTTTACTAAATTAATACCTATACGTCTTGTCTCTGCCACGATTGCTGGCTGAAGTATAGAAGCAAGCTGCGACAGTGAGCCTTCAAAGTTAACGCTAACATCCACTGTCTGGCTACTGTTTGTATTCGCACTCATAGCCATAAGAGTTTCTGGATCAAGCGCAACAATTTGTCTTGGAGTCTCCGCATTTTGAATGTTGTACATGTCTTGTGAAATTCTGTTGCTTAATCCAAGCGATCTATTCGCAGACATTATGCTACTGAGCTCGCCGCTTTGTTTACGGATACTTGTGAGATCAAGAACCGGAGTAATAACCGGGTCAATTGTAGAATCTTCAATAGCGGCAGCAACCTGACTTGCCATATTAATTGCGTTTTGAGCCAGTTGCTGAGTAGCAAATGTAACGCGATTACTGTCGTTGCTAATTCCTAAAGCAAGCCCTTCATCGATTCCTCGACCAAGCTGCATGAAAACCTTGGATGGAGAATTTATATCAAGTTCAGCTTTTGCAGCATTATACGCGTCGCGCGCTACTTGTCTTGCCGCTTCAGTTACTCGACTTTTCCCGCTATTAATTCCTCTGATTATGCCATAGCACATGTTCTCGCCAATATAATGGAAATTATTAGTCTGATAGTTCATGCCATTATATGCAGAGTTTGCAATAGACGTTGCTGCACTATAGACATTGCTACTAGACTGCCACATTCCATGCACAAGGCCTAAGCACATCGCGCTACCTATTATATGAAACGAATTAGTCATAGAATTCATTCCGTTATAGGCTGTCTGTGCAATCGCTCTGGCTGCGCTCATAACATTACTTCTTGATCTTGCAAAGCCATGAGTTAAACCAGTGCACATGGCTGCACCAATAATATGGAAATCCTTCGTTTTAGAATTCATTCCGTCATAGACAAGAGCAGCCATGCTTCGAGCAGCCACAATAGCCGAATCAGTATTGGAAATTCCCAGTCCAAGATTCTCGACCATAGATGCGCCTAGTTGCTGCATTGTAATATTCAGTTCATCGAAAACTACCTGTATCTCATCGGTAAGTGCGCTGAGATCTTTTAACGCATTGGTATAATCAATTATGCTCTCATCGCTTAGTCTAAGTTCAGACAAGTCAGTTAGGTACATGCACAGATTTTCAAGCTCTTTGTTTACTGCTGCAAAATTAGTTGCAATGCTTGAATCATCACCAAACTTATTAATAAACTCTGTAATACTCGTGAGATCTATGCCGTTCATGGAAATAAACGACTTGGACATGCTATCGATCCCAGAGCTTAAGGAAGCCATATTCGTCGCGGTCGTATCTGCACTTGCAAATACTTCCACGAATTTACTGATCATATCCAGCACTTGTCCAGCTGCTTCTACGTTGGTACTAGCACCCGCAATAGCAGTAATCGCATCAGACATAGATGTGAACATTCCAATTACTGGTTTCACATCTATAACAGAATATCCACCCCACCAGCTTTCTTGAGACTGCATTCCTCCAAGAACACCTGAAATGCTTTTGATTTTCTCAGAAAATGTGTCTATTGCATTCGTTGCTGATGTTATCTGAGCCTCGAATCCTTCTGTACCGAATTCCTTAGCCAGGCCAACCATCATGTCGATCAGAGCCTGAACAGCAGTTAAGCCTTCTAATGCAGAAGTAGCATCGATTTTACTTACTCTGTTTTCAGCTTTGGTTAGTTTACCTATAGCCTTAGAAAATGCGACGCATGCTTCTGCCGCATTCACTGCGCTTTCAAACATGCCCTCATTATTATTAAACGAGTGCGCTATCACGAGCATAAGACCTGCGATTTTCTTTGTAACTTCAAATGACTCAAGAGCGTCATCTGCGTTAACTAGCTCAGAGAACAATTCGGCAGCGGTAAGCTTGAGAACTGCTCCTGCAAACAGCTTACATGCTGTCGCAGCTGCTTCACAGTCCTTAAACATTGTAGCATTACGGAACTTCGGAGCTAGGTCATCTACTAGCAGATTAATAATATCTTTGACTGCCTGAAACCCATCGCTAGAGGACTCTGCGTTAATAAACTGTGACAAGAACGATTCCAGCACTAACGGTAACAACGCGCCTCCGAATGCTGCTAATGAAGTAGCTGCAGATATGCAGGTATCGTCAAGTACATCATCACCTTTAAACTTCGGTGCAAGGTCATCTAGCAGCAAACTTATAATATCTTTAACAGCTTTAAACCCATCGCCAGAAGCCTTTGCGTCAATAAATTTCCCAAGGAACGCTTCGCCAACTAATGGCAGCAATGCCCATCCGAATCTACGAATACTGCCGGCGGCTTTTACTAACGACTCATAATAGCCTTCATCCTTATTTATAGAATCTGCTATTCCGAGCAGCATAGTAATAAGCGTGGACAGAGCTGTAACGTTCGCAGTAGCATCATCTGAACTAACTTCACCAAGTTTTACGACTTCTTCAACTACTCCTTTAAGACTACCGCCAAATGATTTAACAAGCGCCGCTGCATCAACACCTGCTTCATAAACACCTTGATCATCCTGCAGCTGCTGCGCCAGCGCTAGCATCAGCTGTATCAACGCATCAACGGTCTTAACCGATGCTAAAGACGTTTCCGGATCGGTATTATCTCCAAGTGTCACAACAGCCGTGCAAATATCTAACAATCCAGCCCCAAACTCAGCGGCTACAAGTCCAGCCTGTTTACCAGCTTCTATAAGTTCTTGGCTGTTGTTAAGTGTCTCAGCAAGGGCAAGCATTGTATCAATAAGGCTCTGAACCGTAGAAATAGACACTATAGAAGTTTCCGGGTCTGCGTTATTTCCAAGAATAACCGTGTCTTCGCACAGTTGTTTAAGGCTAGTCCCGAAACTGCTTGCTGTTTCGCTTGCAGTTATAGCCGCCTCTATTAATGACTGATTATTTTGCAGGGTTTCTGCAAGGCCAAGCATTGTGTCAATAAGACCCTGAACTACAGGTAAAGAGCCGTTTGCGTTATCTGCATCAGCCGTTCCAAGTATGGCAACGTCCTCGCACAGTTCTTTCAGCTTTGTGCCAAAAGTCTGCGTAAGGTCTGCTGCAGCTTTAGCCTCTTCTATTAGCCCCTCATTTTGAACAAGCTTATCGGCAAGGTCGAGAACAATGTCGATAAGTCCCTGCACAGCAGTTATAGAACCGGTTGCATTATCCGGATTCGCACCACCGAGTACAGCTATATCGTCACAAATAGGTCCAAGAGATTGTCCGAAAGTCTTTACAAGTGCTGCGGCATCCGTCGCTGCTTTATAAAGTCCGGAGTTCTCCATAAGATCATTTGCGAGATCTCTGAGGAGACCCATCAACTCGATAATGCCATTAACACCTGCGGCAACAGCTTCCTTGTTCATCTTCGAGAGTTTCTCAAGCTCTTCGACGAACAACATAAGCTCCTGCGCATACTGATGAAGTATGATAAGCGTTGCCACTTCGCCAATAGCGAAAATAACCGTCATTGTAAGTGCCGATATAATAAGGAACATGCCAAGGATTATAGCTAATGCTGCTAAACCGCCTTTTATGTCATCCCATTTAATATCTGCAAGCACCTGCAATGTCTTAGCTAGCTCATACAACGCTACAGCAGCACCAACAAGAACCAACGCCATTGCTGCAAGTTTCATCGATGTAGCGCTCTTCATGATAAACCCAAGAGCAAACAGGCTCGCTACTATTGGTATCATTGCTACTAAAGACTTTGCTACCTGGTTCCACGACATTGCACTAAGAACAGCAAGCAAACCGCCAAGTACAATTAATACTCCGACGAATCCAACCATCATCAGAACTGCACCGATCGCTGAGGTAAGTTTAAGATTCTGAACTGCAAGTATTAAAACGCCTAGTGTTAGAACAGCCCCGAAGATAATACCGATAGCCAGGCCAACATTATCTCCGAGCTTTAGATTCGCAATAGCTTGCAGCGTCTGAGAAAATAAGAATAGATATGCTACAAACGATGTCATCAGAATCATAGCTGCAATTGAATGACTCAATTTCATGCCTTCCACTATTGTGGCAATTGCAGCAAATGAGATAATTGCACCGGCTAGAACGCCAATAATCTGACCTAACGATCCCTCTTGGAGCTTCAAATTAGAGTAGGACTGTATAACTCCGCCAAACTGTCTAAGTGCTATTGCCGTAGCTATAAGTGCCGCGCCATTCGAGAACTTAAACTTCGACTCACCAGCGACAGCGCAAATACTCCGGAAGGAAACTATAGCAGCTGCTAATGTTCCTAGAATCTTAAGCAAAGATCCTTTTTCTATCTGCAGCTTTGAGTAGGATTGTATAACTCCGCCAAACTGTCTAAGTGAAATGGCTGTAGCTATAAGCGCCATGCCATTTGAGAACTTAAAGTTACTCTTTCCAGCTGCATTAGCAAGCGTTTTAAACGACTGAATAGCGAGGTAGAGTATGCCAAGAATCTTTACAGCATTCGACATATTTCCGAAATCAAATTCTGAATATGTCTCAAGTACTTTAGCAAACTTCTGAAGCGCAACGCATGCAAGAACAAGCCCCGCCATCGAGCTGATCATCTTAACGACATTTTTATCATCTTTTGAAACGGTAGCTATTTTCTTCATGAGTTTGAATACAACCAAAATCATGATCATGGCTGCCATTAATGTGCCAAGTGATTTGCCGATTTCGCCAAGACTCAATTTGCCAAGTTCAGACAAAGCAATAGCAAGTTCTTTAACTGCTGTAACAAAACTTACAATTACTGCGCCAGTACCAATTTTCTTAAGAAGATTAACAGTCTCAACTACAGGAGAAACCGCCTGGGGTAAAGTGCCAAGTTGAAGTTTCTTTATTTCCGCAAGCTGAGAGAGAAGTTCGATAAGTTTTGTTACTACAAGAACAACACCACCGGACTTTAAAAGATTCAGTACATCGATGCCGTGAGCACTAAAGAAGTTTGTAATCGCAGTCTTAACTTCTTCAAGACGCTTTCCAATCTCTTCTTTGACCCAGTTAAAAACTGTTACTAAATTTTCGAATCCACTTGAAACACTATCAGTGTTGATTCCGAGATCGCCAAACTTAGTTTTTAACTCATCTATCAGAGTTCTAAATGTTGCTGCAACCTTTGAAAGGCCTTCGCTCTTACTAAGTTTTTCAATCTTTTCTTTTAAAGTGTCGAACCATTTTCCAAGATTCTCAATTTTAGTTGCTATGCCATCAAACCCATATTTTCTTAGGGTCCCAGCAAAGTCATAATTTTTAATCTTTGTAAATACTTTAGTTATTTCAGCACCCAGCATTTTGAATGCTGCAGATAATGTAGAAATGCCCTCGGACTTAGACAGTTTCCTGACATTTTGTTTGAAGGTTTCAAGTTTCGTTGAAAGATCATCAAGTAGCTCAGAAATCTTTTCAAGCCCGATATCTTTAAAGAAATTCTTTAAACTAAACTTCTCGCCATCGGCTATCCCAAAGAATTCTTTGAGTTTCTTCTTCAATTTGTCAAGCTCTTCAGACATAAGCGCGATAACGTCGTCTGCGTTCATGTCTTTAAGTTTTGCCCAAACTTTTCTTAGCTCTATCAGATGGTCTGCACCGAATTCATCAAGAACCTTCTTAAGTTTACTGGTGGAACTAGTAAACTTTTCTATAACATTGTCTTTAACATATTCCCAAAGCTTTCCTACAACTTCTACGAATAATGTGAAACTCTTATAAGAAATCTGTGTAAGAACTTTTAGAAATTTTTCAAATGGACTTAACTGCTTGCTGCCGGTTGCAAGTTTACGCACAAACTCACCAAACGGCTGCAACAGTGCCACTATAGCACTTGCCAAATCCAGTGCTACTTGTTTAATAAGCTTCAGTACAGGAACTGCTAATTTCTCAAGCGCTTTGAAGGGAGCCAGTAACGCTGCTAAAGCATTTTTAAGAGCGTCACTTCCTCGGATATTAGCTAGCATCTCAGCAGTAATGTCTTTAAATCTAGCTGCAAAATTACTAAGCTGAGTCACGGTAACCGGAGGAAATAATTCTCTAAAAGTGCTACGAATCTGGTTCGTAACCTCTACGGCAATCGCACCAACGTTCTTAAGACCTTCCACAAAAGTCTTTTGAAAACTCTGTCTTCGAACATCAGCCAGAAGCTCATCGAGACCTTCCACTTCTATTCCGGCTGCTTTTATGGCTTCTTTGAACCGCCATGTTGCTTTTTCTGAGTCGGAGAAATGCTGTGTTGCAAGAACAACAGCTTTAATTATATCTTCTGAAAAAGCTCCGGCCTGCACAGCTGCTTCTATCGAACCAAAAGTTTTAACATAATGGTCATACAACTGTGGAGTAAGAACACGTCTCCAGGTTAATTCAAATTCTTCTGCTGACCGTCCCGACTTTTCTACTGCTTTTACGAGATTGTCCCAACCGCTATTATTCGCTAATTTAAGAACACTGTTTCGAGCGTCATTGCCTGCGCCGAAGATTTCGATAAGATTATTGGCGAGATCGGTCCAAAGGCCTTTAGCTACTTCATAGTTACCAAACAGTAACTCAAAAGTGTTCATCCACCCAGTGCCAACTGCATCGGCTACAGCGCTCATAGCATCGCCAAATGTTTTTGCTTCCTGGGCAGCTTTATACGCTTTTAAGCTAAAATCATACTCAGCGCTGGCAAGTTTCTCAATCATTTCGAGAGCACTTTGAAGCGCTTCTTCGTTGTTAGCTAGTTCCTTATTTTCCTCACCAAGAGCTTCTTTTATGTCTTCGATTGATAACTTATGGTCTTTTGCAGCGTCGACAAGATCCATAATATCTGCAGCATAAAGACCAGTAGCATCATGCAAATCGTTAATAACTTCTGCTGCTTTACCATACTCTTGCAAAGTCGCCATCAGAACATCGGAATCGAGCCAGCCTTTTGCTAGGGTTTCTCTGAAGTTCTCAAAACTTATAGTGACCTCTTTTGCTGTCTTGGCGCTCTTATCCATGAAAGTATAAACACCATTGCCTTGGTCAGTTATCTTTCCGAGCGCCGCTGCAGTTTTAAGAGCAGTTTCTTTGAACTCTTTTGTGCCCATATTTGCAAGCTCAATGGACTTCCAGTCTTGCAATTTAAGAGCACCCATGCCTATAGCCTGAGCAAGATTGTACATCGCTCTGCTAGCAACACCAGCATTTTGACCGGACAAAGCTGCCCATGTCGAAATACCCTCCATTGCAACAGAAGCTTCTTCAAGCTTAACACCATTTGAAGTAAACTTACCGATGTTGTTAACCATATCGGCAAAGTCATAGCTTGTCTCATCTGTGAAATAGTTAAGCTTTTCTAGTTGCTGGCTTACAACTTCGATCGATTCTCCAGTTGCAGCCATAATAGTGGCTACGCCAGTAGTCTTTTCTGCATACTTTCCCCAACCAGCTATCATGTTATTGACAGCGTTCAGAGTATCGAGATTAAGTGCAGAAGAAATTTTAGTTAAAGTATTTAAAATTTGTTCCGTCAGTGCGGAACCAATTTTGCTGATAACGCCGAGGGCTAATGCTCCCCCGGCAGAAATTTTGTCATTTATGGAAGAAAGAGTATTTGCTATACCATCAAAAGAAAGTTGCCCTAGGGATTTTCCAAAATTCTCTACACTCTTCGTCGAATCACTAAAATCTAAACTCTTTTTTAGTTTTTCAATCGTGCCGAGACTCGTCGAAACATTTTTTTCGAAATCCTTGTTCTCGAATCGCATCTCAACAACGCGTTCGTCGATAGTAGTGCTCAAGCTTCAGTCACCTCCCGCCAGGCTGATTCAGCAATCTCGTCAAAAATAGGCTGAATTGCTGGATTAATATAGTCCCTTCCTTTAACGTAGCCGCCGTTTCTCGTAGCGTGCCCGTATTGCAAAATAACAGCGATATTTACATGCTTATTCACATTTGTGTTAAGCCAAGTAATTGAATACGCCCCATTTGTTTTCGTTATCTCATAAGTCCATGACGATGCGGTTTTGCCGGTATCGACAGGAGTTGCTGCAGATAGTGCTTCTACTCCCTTACGACCATAACGCTCCAAGATTCGTTCAATAGATAGTATCTTTATCTTATCCAGAAACTTTACAGTCCTAGAAAAATCTCCTTTATGAGAAATGGTAATCATTTTGAATTGTCATCCCTTTGTGCCAAGAGCTTTTCTTCGAGAAGCATTAAGAGATCTATTTCTATTCAGTATCTCACTTCTGCTCATTTTCTTAGGAGGAGTATTCTTAATACTGCATACTTTAATAAGCGCTAACAGTCTATTTAGATGCCATTTTTGGCACTCAAATGGTATGTTCTGCGCTATCATCCAGTAATAAATAATCTCGGCAGTTATTATTTCTTTATTTCTACTTGTCTGATTATCACTAAAAGTAGTCGCCGTCATTGGCAAGTCTATATACTCATTTATTTCTTGAAAATTCTTTGGAGTTAATCTTGTATATACTTCTGGACTTACGTTTTGTGTCAACGTCATAAACTTAATATAGTCTAATAGTTGTTCATTAGTTTTTGGCTCTTTTGACAAAAACGCAATATTCCATTTGGATTCCCATCTTGAAAGGGAGACTAAAGAATGCTCCAAAGTTAATGTCTGATCCTTTGTGTAAACAAATTCTTCTGTCTGAGGGTTATAGTACTCAGCACCAGGTACAGTTATTGTCAACATTCTTTAGTCTCCACTCTATTTTTAATTAGCAGGAAGAGGAACTACGTTATTTGTTCCCTGCTGAACAGTACCCATATTATTAGGAACGATGCCATTAACAAACGCTGCGGCAGCGTCAGCATCTGTTGCAAGTTCCATGAAAAGATCGCTGTAAGCTTCTGTCTGTGAAAACTCGTCACGAAGTTCCTGGTTCTTTATAAACCGTTTACCGTCCGGGGATTTCTTACCATATGATCTAAGAATAAGATCCTTAAACAGTTCAATGATTCTTTTCCCGTCCTGCTCGGCAATAATCTGTGAAATTACTTTATCGAGACCACCGCTTGTCGTCATTTCCATTTCGGCGATCTCTGCTTTAGAAAGATTGAAATAAAAATCTTCAGTTCTCTGATTTCCGTCATAATCGACGTAACTAATTGTCTTTTTAAGCATCTGCTTTTCTCCTTTTTTTAATAAAATAGAGCTACCCCAAATATATGAGGTAGCTCTTTTGTTATAACTCAAGTCAGATCTCGTTTGATCGTATCCGGAAGAGGAAGCGTCGGTTCGGAATTTTCCGAGCCATAAAGCTTCTGCTCCAGTGCAGTAAGTTTAGCTTTTGCAGTTTCTGTAGTGAACTTTGTAGAGTCAATCACGACACACGCCGTCGGTTTAAAGCCACTTACAGCAACGGGCGTAGTTGTTACTTCCCAAGAGAATGTAATAGCCTCCGGGGAATCGTTAATTGTCTGATAAGCTTTCTCAGAAGGAGACACTCGGCAGCCATAAAGAATATGAAGTTTATAGCCATAATCTTCAGCTGCAACGTCATTACCAACTGCAGTTCTGTAGCAGAATCCGAAAGATTTTCTTGTCTGCTGACCAATGCTCATCCCTGCAACAGGTGATGCGGAACCATCGCACTCTGCAAATGCATCGGGATAGGTATAAGCTTCGATCGTAGCACCAAACTCTTCAGCAGAGTACAGGTTCAAGTACTTAATATCATCTGCATAAATTGCGGTAGCTTCAGCACCAGAAGGGCTCTCGGTGACAGCAGTAATTCCGTTCCAAGCAACACCATTACCATAAGTGCCGTTACTATTCTGTACATAAAGAACACCATTGCGTACACCAGTTTCGTACACATGTTCACCGGTGCTATCCCATACTAACCTCGCCATATACTATTCTCCATTTCTCACGTTGTAACTGTAAGCAGCGTTTTAATTTCGTCAGGAAGTGGCAGTCTTGCCTTGCCATCCCAAGCAGAAGTCGTCGCAACTTCAGTAAAATTATTTGCAATTGACGGTGTCGCTCCAGAAGCAGGTTCCGTAGTGCACACATAGTATTTGGAATTACTAGTACATGTGTCGCCAAGGGAATATACTTTTGAAGTGCTGAACGCTGTTGCATCAGCGCCATACAGATTGGCCTCAAGAACTGCCAACGCCGCTTTAAGCTTCTTATCGTTCGTCGCATTGGACGCATCCATAAACTTTGTAGAATCGATAATGACGTTCGCTGTCGGTTTAAACCCACTTACAGCAACCGGAGTTGTGGTAAGCTCCCAGGAAAAAGTAATAGCTTCGGGCGAATCATTTATTGTCTGATAAGCCTTCTCGGAAGGAGATGCTTTGCACCCATAAAGAATATGAAGCTTATAACCAAAATCCTCAGCTGCAACGTCGTTACCAACTGCGGTTCTATAACAAAGGCCGAATACTTTTCTCGTCTGCTGACCAATGGTTGCGCCATTTACAAGGACAGCAGATCCGTCACACTCTGCAAATTCATCAGGGTAGGTGTACGCTTCGATCGTAGCACCAAACTCTTCAGCAGAGTACAGGTTCAAATACTTAATGTCATCTGCATAAATAGCAGTGGCTTCTGCGCCGGAAGGACTTTCCGTAATTGCGGTAAGGCCGTTCCATGCCACACCATTCGGATAGGTTCCGTTTACTTCATCGATTACATACAGAACACCATTGCGTACGCCAGTTTCATACAAATGCTCACCAGTATTGTCCCAAGTAAGTTTACTCATTCAAGGTAACCTCCCTAGTAATAGATGGTGAAGACCCAGTGGTTAAGATTATCTGCAATATAGAATCTATCCATAGTGCAATACCTAAGTTTTTCTAACTTGTCAGGTATCTCAGAATCTGGATTAGTGTCAACCACTGTAGCCGAATAACTTTTTATATAATTGTAAAGATTATCATTTGAGTGATACGCTATACCATTGTCACGATGATATATAATGCAAGGGTACTTAAGTCGAATGCTCTCAGGAGGTTGAAAATACACATTTCTAGAACCTAGAACATCTTCTAGGATTTTTTGCAGAGTAAGCCTGCTACGCATTGTATACACCCCCAATTGAAAGCACCATCCTAGGATACAGCACATCAATACCAGTGACTTTCCATTTCACGTCATTCCATATAACGTATCGAATATAGGGAGTGTTCATGTTCACATATGGATCTGCAACTATGCTTATCTCGTTGTTAACATTAATATCGTCATTAACTTGCTGCAAATGTTCCCAGCGTCTATAATTACGAATGATGTCACCGTAATAGCTGCGCTCGATTTGTTTGTTAACAATCACACCAGACTCTGGAGGATCTTCTACAGGTATCACAAAACCAATCTTTCCATAAAACTTAGCCATGATCGTCCCTTTCAAAAACCAATAAAGGGGTAACTCTGTAAGAAGAATTACCCCTCATTTTGAATCAAGCAGTCTCGATAGCAAGTCCAGCAAGGCTGAAGGTCTTAGTCACAACATCATCGCCAAGAGTCGTAACAACCTTAAGCTTCTGCTTATTCTTATCGTTAATACGGAACACGCAGTTCATATCACTATCGAGCGTGATCGGCTCCTTATTAGTGTAGCCAGGAATCAGCTGAACAGTAGTGGTAGCACCGGTGCTTGCTTCAAACTTAAGTGCAAGATAGTTACCGGACTGCAGTTCTTCGTCACCGGAGAAACCAGTGTAACCAGTCACATAGTGCAGAGTTCCCTTAATGAACTTATCGTTCACAACAACATCGCTCTGCAGAGCACTGACAGGTTTGCCAAGAAGAACGCTGGTAGCATCCTCAGGCTCTACATCAAGGATTGCAGAGTAGGTAAGCTCGAGAGCAATTGCAGAATACGGTGCGACAAGAGCAGCAGAGCAACGAGTTTCGATAAGATACTTCATCTGGTTATAGTCAATATCGAAGTCGTCAAACATGTTAACCTGGCCGCCTTTATCAGCGCCAACATTGTAGTCCTTAAGGTTAACAATCAGGCCCATCAGAGCATAGGTCTTACCATCTTCTTCGCGAACAGCGTTCTCCATAGGAGGAACGGTAACGATCTCACGAACACGCAGAGCGGTTGCAAGCTTATCAACAGAATCGTAGATAACACGACCGACCTGATCTTCCATCAGGAGGCAATCGGTCAGAACATCTTCAGTCGTAAAGAGTGTCGGAGTACCTGTGCCGCGATAGTTCTTACGAGCTTTCACAGCAGCGCGAATGAATGCCTTAGCTTTTGCATCATCAGAAGCATTGGACGCAACAGAAATGGCCTTTTTAATGGTGAAGAGATCGTCATCAGTCCAAATCGGGCGAATGTTGTCTTCGTTGATCTTATCTTCAGATACGGGGTTACGGCCATCGCCAATCAGAAATGCACGGGCCAGTTCTTCATTCAGTTTGCCACGCATTTCAGTCTTAAGCCATGCAACTACATCGAAGTCGGTAATATCGATGACATCATCACGATCCAGCTTCTGCTTCTTGTAGACAGTCGTCGGGGTTGTTACACGCTTCAGGAGCCCAAAGACCTCTTCGAGCTTCTTATGACCCTTAATGTAACCTTTGGCCCGAGCATCAGCTTCGGTAATGTCAGCAAACAGGGTCTTAATGCGGCTAAACGGAGTATGGCGAGTACCATTCATAACCTTGGCAACCCAGTCATCCGGATCATTAATAAACTCAGGTCTGTCGGTAATATTCTTAGCATCCGGGAAAAGAAGATCAATGTCTTCAATACCGTGAGACAGGAATGCTTCCTTCAGACTTCCGCCACGCTTAGCTTCGTCCAGAATAGCGTTCCACTCGGCGTGAGTGAGGACATCCTGGTTGTTTTCCATATCGTTTTCAAAAATGTTATGCTTCACTGTTGTTTCTCCTTCGTCTTCATCTTCGTCCTCTTCAGAGGCGGTTTTATCTTTTTCTTCCAATGCCATTCCAATCATGGCGTAGACAACATTCTTCTGATCCTCGGTAAGCGTATCGAACACATCTTTAATGGTCTTGCCTTCTTCAGAATCATCCGCATGAGAAAATTCATCAGAATCATCGTCTGAATGTTTAGCACTTTCGCCCTCAAGAGCCATTCCAATAAGAGCATAAGCAGCATTTTTCTGTTCTTCGGTAAGTGTATCGAACACGTCTTTAACCGTCTTTTCGTCTTTAGATTCTTCGTCCATGTCGTCTTCTTTGTCAGCATGTTCGACAGCTTCTTCTGTCTCTGACTGCTGTTTCTTTGTCTCTCTCTTAGGTTTCTGAGGTTTCGGCTCTTCCTTAGTTTCAATTACAGGCTCTTCTTTAGCCTCTACTACAGGCTCGCCCTCGCTAGTCACAGTATGCTCGATATACAGCTCTTCAACATCGTTGTAAATAATTGCAGAATCTGCAGAAATCTCTCCATGCTCTAGAACTGCATCAATATACGCCCCAGGATTTGCACCTGCTAGTACCAGGCTTACTTCACGAATTGCGCCGTGAAGGACATCACTTCCCTGCTGCTTAAGCTTATTTGCATAAATAGACAGTGCTGTAACATCACCGTGCTGTACAAGTGCTTTAGCATTATTTCCAGCAGGAGTGTTGTTGAAAGAGCAGTATGCATAGACTCCTTCGTCGCGATTCTCAAGCAAAGCATGACCAAGAACATTCATTGGATCATTATGGTCATGATTCCACACAAGCGGAACTGTCTGACCATCATTCTGCTTAAAAGCGTCCTTACGAATTGTTCGTCCATCAGAGCATCTGAGATCGTTTCTGGTCGCCCAGCCACTGAAATCAAAATTCTTTTTGCTCATATAAGTGTTTTCTCCTATCGTCTATAAAACAACTAAGCACTATAGATAGATCCTCCCCTCATTTTGAAATCGGGTATTATTCCTCTTATTTCGATAACAAGATTCAGAACAACCTAGCGTCTTAGTATGTTTATTAAATAAAAAAATTACGGTCCTTCTTCTCGGACCGTTTTATTTTCTGTATATGTTACTGGTGTATCGCTATTTGTTGTCGCAAATTGCTGACCATTTCCGACATTAAGATTCTTATTTCTAAGCTCATCTGCAATAGGATTATCAACCGGCTTCATGCCAATGATCTGCCTAATCTCATTAGAAGAAGCGATCTCATTGCGGGTAAACTTATCGGCAATTTCTGCAATTTGACTTACAGGTACCATCTTAAATGGATCCTTAAAGTAAATAATCGATTGATTCTGTGATCTAGCGGTTTTTGTCAAGAACTTGCGCTTCATCTCGTCAACTATAGCAGATACGATAGGCTCTATAGTACGATTTGTATAATTAAGCATCGCCTGTTCATCTGCTGTGCCTTCGAGAATTTCTTTTGTAATACCGAGCTGGCTATACAGCATATCTGTAAGATACTCAATCTGTTTCATAAGATTGTTATCCAACGACCGATTAAGCTGCGTTACTCTCTCGGTGCCGTCAGTATATGCTATTCCATATTTGGAATTAGCAAGCTGCATCTCAATTTCTCTTCGACGAGTTTCAGCTTGCTGTCTACGTTGCTCGTTCTTAATAATGTAAGGCAACTGAATAATAAGATCCAGCTTACCTGCTCCGCTTTGTTCATCAATAACGTCCAGTAAGTTCAATTTACGAATAAGACGTTGCATAGTAGAATTCGGTTCATTCATAATAGCATAAAGCGGATTCTCGACTATTGCCACTGTCTTCTTTGGTAAAACAACTCGCTCTTTAAGCCC